GCTTCTTTCTTGTCAAACTCCTTCAATACATCGAAATCTGAAAGCTCATGCTCTCCCTCAAATTCGCTTAAGGCTTCCTCATAAAGATTTTTAACATCTTCACCAGCCTCAACTAGTGATTTAATTCTCCTGTTCAGCTGACCAAATAGAATAGCGACATCTATAATTCGCCCCGCTCTAAACGCTATCTTTAATTCCCTGACAGTACTCTTCAGTATCTTTGCCCATTCACGAATAGACTCATCCACATCACGAAGCCGGGTCATCTTCTCCTTATATCCAGAAGACATCCACTCGCTTAACATTCTTCGTATTCCTGCTACGGCAACCTTTTCTTTCTTCCAGTTTTCACCATCGGCAGTTATCACAACAATTTCATAATTTTCGTCTAAAGACATGATTATTCCTTATAAGATATACCTCAAATCTAATATTAGAATATTACCTTGAAAAATCGACATGAGGCATATTTTCTCATATGATTAAAAGGGACGAATATTATAAAAGTATTTGAAATGATTGATATATAGAGTAAGAGGACTTAAATTTTATGGCTACTCACAAGCAAGAAACTAATCCGCTATTCGAACAAATGAAGTCGGGTATCCTTTCAATTGACCCGGTTGCATTCTGCGAAACTTATCTGACATTAGATGGACTACCATTCAGAATTAATGGCAATGGCTATAAACCTTTCTCAGATATTTATAGATATGTGGGCATAAAGGCTCTGGAGAAAGACTCAAAGCCTGTTGTTATCGTTAAAGGTCGTCAGGTCGGCGCTACTACTATGGCCGCTGCATTAGAATTATTCTTCACATGCTCATCATTATTCGGTAAGAATGGGCGACCACCAATGAGAATAATGCATTGCTTCCCACTATTGGAAATGGGTTATAGGTATACCAAACAGAAATTGAATACTATGATCCGTGGGGCTGTGCCGGATGCTACTGCTACTAAGAAAACTGGCAAGTCGAAGAGCTATGTGGAGGGCAAACTCGATAAATCCTCTACCGCAAATGACTCCATTTCTTTCAAGCAATTTGAGAATGGGAACTTGATACTAATTGAATCGACTGGGATTTCGGCCGAACGCCTTCGTGGTATTACGAGCGATACAATTTTCTTCGATGAGTGTCAGCAAATTCCACCACACGCACTATCAAATGCCTCCAAATCTCTAACCAAAGCACAGTATGGCCCAGACGGCGTTGGTGTGCAGGTTTATTTTGGAACACCACTACAAAAAGGAACAGGTTTTCATAAAATTTGGAACGTATCATCTAGGCAATACTACCATCTTGGTTGCGAAGGGTGTGGACAAACATTTCCGTTATATACCCCAGAATCTGATGATTGGATGAAAATATGGATTGAAGACGACCTTCCACCACAACACCCTAGTCATGGTTTTATTGTCCGCTGCCCACATTGTAAACATGAGCAGGACAAAAGACCGGCAGCAGAACGTGGCAAATGGATTCCTTTAAATGAGGATCAAGATTGCCAATATATAGGATTTCACCTCAATCAACTATATATGCCAACCCTTAATCGTGATTATATTGTGGGACAAAGACCAGAAAATCATCCATATAATACTGAACGGGCTTATCAAAACGAAGTTCTTGGTGAATTCTATTCTGGTCAATCTTTTTTGATTACGGCTGAAGAAATTGAGGCTAAATGTGGAGATCCTAATAGACACATGTCTTCAAGAATAGATGCCAACCAAAATAAATTAGCATTTTTAGGTTTAGACTGGGGAGAAAAAACCGAATTGGCTCCAACAGAAGAAGACGGAAGATCTAGAGGGCAATCATATAGCACAGCGGTTGTGTTGGTTGCTGATGGTCCAGATTTATTATCCATTGAATACGCAAAAATTCTAAAAAGTAATGATCCGGCTTACAAGAAAAGCGTAGTAGACACAATAATGTCAAGATATAATATTACCCTTGCAGTGGGTGATATCGGGCATAGTGAAGATCTTAGTAAAATACTAGCAAAAGAATATGGCCCAAGATTTATTGTGAGCCGGGCAGCAGGGGATAATATTAAAAATAATGCTAAATTTATGGACGATGTATTTCCTCAAGAAATAATATTCGGAAGAAATTATTATATCGATGAAGTAATGGGAGAATACCTTAGAAAAGGTAAAATTAGATTCCCCATGGGATCCTATGAGCAAATAATGTGGTTGATCAATCAATGCTCAAGTATGGAGATAAAAAATACAATGGACGCTTTCGGGGCTGTAAAAACGAGATATATAAAGGGGCCAACGCCAAATGACGGATTTATGAGTCTGCTGAACTGTTATCTCGCATACTTGTGTTATAAAACAAATTATTTTAAGATTAATGATCCAAGGCGTATGCCGGCCGATGTAACGAAGAAACAACAAATACCAGCAATTTTAGGACACGTTCCCATGGGTATTCATAGAATTAATAGATAAGAAAGATTATTAAAAAATGAAAAGATTAACGAATGAAATATTTATTGCACGGTCAGAAAAAATCTTTCCCGGGAGGTTTGGCTATGATCGGCTAAATTATAATGGTGCCGGTGAGAAGGTAGAAATTTTTTGTAATATTCATCAGGAATATTTTGAACAAATAGCCAATAATCATTTGAATGGGCTTATGGGCTGCAAAAAATGTCAAAAGATTGATCAAAATAGAAATCTAGCATCTGATGCAGAAGAATTCGCTAGGCGCTCACAAGAGGTTCATGGCCCGGATCATTATAATTATGATGATGTTGTATACGTTAATGCCCGAACTAAAGTAAAAATATTCTGTAATATACACCAGAAATATTTTGAACAGACTCCTGATTCACACCTCGGTGGTCATGGTTGTAAATTGTGTGCTGCCGAGAAAATGCATGACTTATTGGCTATGACACAAGAAGAATTTCTAGAAAAAGTCAAGGACATTAACGGCGATTTTTATGACTATAGCGAGGCACACTATATTAATTGGACCACGCCAATAAAAGTTATTTGTCCAATACATGGTCTTTTTACACAATCTGCTGGAGCACATATGGTAGGAAAAGGGTGCGAATTGTGTGGAAAACAAAGTAGTAAAGAAAAACAATCATTCTCTGAGGAAACTTTTTTAAAATTAGCTAATGAAAAACATGGAACTCATTTTGATTACTCGGAAATAGATTACATTGATTATCATACGAAAATTAAAATTTATTGTAATATTCATAAAATATATTTTGAACAAACACCAACTAAACATTTGCGTGGCAATGGTGGTTGCTTAAAGTGTCAAACTGATAAACTAATAGAAGACAGAACGTTAACAACAGAAGAATTTATAGAAATATCAAACAAAAAGCACGATTTTAAATATGACTATAGCGAAAGCCATTATTTAAAAGGCTATTTAGAAGTTATAATTATCTGCCCAAAACATGGACCTTTCCCTCAAATTGCTCAAGCACATATGGGCGGAAAGGGTTGCTCTAAGTGTGTAAATCAAATTTCCAAACCAGAATTCCAATGGCTAAACTCTTTAAATCTCCCCGACGACAAAGAGCATAGACAGGTATCACTGCGTATTAACGGAAAACTTTATAAGGTTGATGGCCTAGATCCACATACCAAAACTATATATGAATTCTACGGTGATTTTTTCCATGGCAATCCAAACAACAGCAAATTTAAACCTGAGGCTTACAATAAAATTACCCATTGCACCTTCGGCGAACTCTACACCAAGACTCTCGCCAAAGAATCCGCCCTTAAAGCCGCAGGATACACAGTAATTTCCATCTGGGAATCCGATTATAAGGCCCAGAAGAAATTAGAGAAACTTGCCGCTTAAATTAGGAAATACAAAAAGGAATTTAATTAATATGGGCGGCAAAAGATTAACCACTAAGAGTTTTAAAGAACGGGCTTTTAAGAAGCATGGAAATAAATATAACTATGACGATGTTGAAATAATAACAGGCATTACTGATAAAGTAAATATTTTCTGCAATAAACACCAGAAATATTTCCCACAAAGTCCCCATAATCATTTACAAGGCCAGGGTTGTCCAGATTGTGCTCATGAGGCAGTAGGGAGGGGCCGTAGGAGAAGTGCCAGAACAAAAGAAAAATTTATAAAATTAGCGAACAAAGTATTTCCCGGAAGATTTAATTATGATCAGGCAGATTATATAAACACTAAAACCAAAATAAAAATTTATTGTATAGAACATAAAGAATATTTTCATCAAAATCCAGAAGGACATTTAAAAGGTAATTTGGGCTGTCCAAAATGTAAAGAGGCTGATATTAGGCGGCGGGCAGAAAACCACAGATCAACAACAGAAGTATTCGCCGAAAAAGGGCAAGCTATATATGGAGATCATTTTAGTTATCATTGCACGGCTTATAAATCAGCCAAAGAAAAAGTAGAAATATTTTGCAATATACATAAAGAATCTTTTTGGCAAACTCCGGCAAACCACTTAACTGGATATGTTGGATGCGAAAAATGTTATAAAGATGGACAAAATAGGTGTCTGGCTTCTAATAAAGAGGAATTTGCAGCGAAATCTAAAATAATTCATGGGCCGGATCATTATAATTATGATGATGTTGTTTACATTACGGCAAGATTAGAGGTGCAGATTTATTGCAATATTCATAAAGAATATTTCCCACAAACTCCCGATTCACATCTAAGGGGTCATGGCTGTCCAAAGTGTGGTTTTGAAAAAATAGGTTTAGGAAGATTGTTGCCCGAAGAAGACTTTTTAGAAGAAATAGAAAAAATTCACGGAAAACGTTATGACTATAGTGAGATGGGTTATGTTAATAGGGGAACCCCAATAAAAATAATATGCTCTGAACATGGACCATTTACCCAAACACCAAACGGCCATCTAAACGGACATGGGTGCTGGCTGTGCGGCATAGAAAAAAGGGCTGAAGAATATTCTATATCTGAAGAAGAGTTTTTGGAATTAGCAACAAATAAATATGGTAATCATTTTGATTATTCAAATATAGACTATGTTAATTATCAAACAAAAATTAATGTTTATTGTAATATTCATAAAATATATTTTGAGCAGTTTCCCGGTAGGCATCTTCACGGTGATGGTGGCTGCCTCTTATGCCAAGCAGATAGGCTTAGAGAGGCTTTCGCATTTACATTAGATGAATTTAAAGAAATATCAAATAAAATTCATGATTTTAAATATGATTACAGCGAGGTTAATTATATAAATGAGGGCACTAAGGTAATAATTATTTGCCCTAAACATGGGCGGTTCCCGCAATCTCCGCACATACATATAAGAGGATGTGGGTGCCCCAATTGTGGAAGTCGTGTTTCAAAGCCTGAAACTGAATGGCTTAATTCCCTAAATATACCAGATGACAAGGAACATAGGCAGGTTACACTAAGAATAAATGGCAGACGTTTTCACGTAGATGGTTTCGACTTAAATACCAATACAATATATGAATTTTATGGAGATTATTATCATGGCAACCCAAATAGTAAATTTAAAGCTGACGAGATCAATAAAATTACACATTGCACTTTTGGAGAATTATACCAAAAGACAATTGAAAGAGAAAGCATATTAAAATCTGCCGGTTATACCATTGTTAGTATTTGGGAGTCTGATTTTAAAAAATTATTAGAACGACAAAGACTAGCCGCTTAATTCTTTATAATAGTCTAGCACTTTCCGTAGCCAAAGCGCTTCTTTCTCCATGCTTTAGCGTCAGGTGTGATGCCAAGGGGCTGTTCTTAAACGCCTCAGAAACTTTAGCTAGACCATTATTTGTGCTATCTAGGTGGTTTATGGCATCGACCTGTTGCACGTCTCCAGTTAAAATAATCTTTGTTCCGGCGCTGGCCCTTGTTAATATAGACTTACAATTCTCTACGGATAAGTTTTGTGCCTCATCTACGAGAATAATTACTCCGGGCAAACTCCTTCCGCGTATGTATGTTAGGGCTTCTAATTGCACTAAGTCTGCGTATTGACCTAGCTTTTTTCTCCAATCATCTGACGGATTAGAATTATTCTTGTTCTTTTTCTTATTCCTATTGCTTGTAATAAACTCTAAACCATCAATGATCGCCGCCATCCAAGGATTTAATTTTTCCTGAAGCGTTCCGGGAATATACCCTAATTCTGGACCAACAGCAACCAATGGGCGATATACCATTAATGACTCATATTTCTTTCTTTCAATAACCTGCTCTAAACCTGCCGCCAAAGATAACAGAGTCTTACCCGTCCCGGCAAATCCTATCAGCGATACCAGGCTAATATCGGGATCCATCAATAATTCCGCCGCAAAAGTCTGTTCCTTATTCTTGGGCTTAATTCCCCACATAGTATGATCTTGAACCTGAACTATCTTATCATTCTTTTTTCGGGCAAGCGCCACTACCTTTTGGTCCTTATCCTCAAAAACAATACACTCATTTGGATAAATATCTTTTAGGTCAGAATAATCACAACAATCTAGTGATCCGCCCTTACCCTTTTCATATAGTGCTGCCCCAATTTCGGGAGCATTAATATAAATTATTCCAGTGTAAATATCATCGGCACCTTCAGCTTTATCGCCTTTTTCATAATCTTGGGCGGTAATATTAAATCCGCGAGCCTTCATCCTAAGATTAATATCTCTACTTACAAGAATAACCTCGGTATCTTTTGCATATTGATCCGATGTTTTCTGTATATTTCGGGCACAATTAATTAGATGGTTGTCAACATAGGTATTATCGCCCAAGTAAGATGCATCACTAGAGCTAACGTCAATTACTAGGGTTGACCCATTATCTAGCGGAAATCTTGTTCCCTCTTTGCCGGCGCTAATTTTATCGATTAATCTGATAAAGTATCTGGCATTTCTCCCGGCATCATTGGAGAATTTTTTAAGTTTATCCAGCTCGGTCAATACCCCAATATGAATTACAATTATCGAATTTTTTGGAAGCGAATCTAAGCAGTGAGAATCATAAGCAATTACCGACGTATCCAACACAAAAATAGTGCTCTTTTTCATTTTTATTTTATCTCTCAAGTTTTTCTTTCTTTTTGTTAATTTCTCCTACATTTAGCGCGAGACTCGTTATATATTAAGTTGTAATTTGTTTATTGGCCATTGCTGGTCTCCTCGTTTTGTATGTTCTAAATATATGTGGTTTAATTGAATGAATGACTCGACAAGTTAACACATGGGAAATAAAAAGTTGGACATCCGGTAATATGAATAATTTCGCCTATTAGTGTATAACTTTATTTAAGGAAGCTATGATGATTAGGAAGTCGGGAATTGTAACGAACTCAGAAAAATTGATGCGGGCTAGACAATCAGCACCAGTAATAACACCTCATGCCGCTAAAGCTGTAAGCCAAGTTAGAAAAGAAATGCTTGCAGAAGAAATAGCACAAGGTGGATTTAGGGAGCAGGGTTCCGGGGATAATAGAATCCATGCTGATTACGAAATGACCTCAAATGGAAACGTAACTATATCTTCAAAGCCCGTTAGAAAAACTGCTCAGCAATCGTCTCCTGGATCTGGATCGGCTTCTCCTACATCACTTGGACCATCAGGGTATAGGGGAAATGGGGGAACTGTTAGACAAATTCCTGAGATTTATAGCCCATTATGGCTAACCTCCAATCTAAATCTTCCCAGGGACCACGCAACAATTAATGCTTGGTGTAGAGCTTTCTTCGCCCTAAATCCAATTGTCCAGAATGCAATATCCCTACACTCTACCTATCCTATTTCGAAAATGGATATTAAATGCCACAATAAAGAGGTTGAGGATTTCTTTGTTAATATGTGCGAAGAAATTGAACTTGAAAATGTTTGCATTCAGGCCGGACAAGAATATTGGACATTGGGCGAAGCTTTTATTTACGCTCAGTTAGACGAAGTCAATAAGAAATGGAGCCGGTTAATTATACAGAATCCCGATTATATTCAAGTTAAGCATTCTGTAATTGCCGGCGAGCCTGTTATAAGCCTAAGACCTGATGAAAATTTAAAGAGAATAATTACTTCGCCAAAACAATCGGATGTTCAGCAGAGGAAATTTCTCGATCCAAATATTGTTGCTTATGTTAAACGTGGCGAGAATATTCCTCTAAATAACTTTTATGTGTCGCATTTATCAAGAAAATTAAGCCCTTATGATATTAGAGGAACAGGGCTGGTTACTTGC